TAAGTTTTTCTACTTGTTTCTTCTTCTCTAGTTCGCTTAAATCTTTTTTAAGTAAGTCAACCTTACTTGCATAGCTTTTAGCCTTTAAATCGCTTATTTCAATATCTTTCTTTAAAGCTAATTGCGCATTTTCAGAATGGTTGCACGTACTTAGAACCATTATAGATAACAGTACGATAATTGCGTACGGTAATATTCTGTACCAATTTATCGATTGTAAGTTTATTTGTGGTATCATAAATTAATGTATTTAATTCCATTTTCAATCTTAAACTCTTGATTATCCAATTTCATTTTCATTTGCTGCCATTTCAAACCAAATGTTTTTTGAAAGTGTGGAGCATCTTTAAAAGATTTCCAATCACCTCCCCATTCCCATCCTTTAGATTTAAAGTAAGCAACAACCTGCATCCAGTATTTATTTTGTTCCCAACTTGCAAGTTCAAATGTGCCATTATTATCTTTATCATAAAGCAAAACAATATCAAACGCTAATCCGTAATTATGGATACTTTGCCATTGGTCGGCTTTAGTAACTTTAGGTCGTTGTATAAATAACTTGTGTTGTTCTTCGGGAGTACGAAATACATAAGCAAAACGCAATCTTACATTAGCGGGTAGCTTGTTGTTAATTTCCTGATATTCTTGTAATAGCGATTCCCTAACTTTTGGGTGTGCTAATTTTATGCGGTCTAATGTTATTGTATCCATAATTATTTACGTGTATAAGGTTGTTCGTGTTGTATTTGATACTCTTGTTTTTCTCTAGTTGCTATAAAGTTTTGATTTATAAAAGCCACTGTTAACGCACCCACTGCTATCCAAGCGAATTTCTCAAAGACTTGCAGAAATATAGATTTGTCTTCTAACTTCCTAAGTCTTTCAGGAATATCTTTTAAATGTAAAAGAGTTGCGTTTATGTTCAGAGTTGTGTCACTAAGTAAATCTACTTTACCCTCCACTCTTTCGATAGTTCTATTAAATTTCAATTCGTGGTCTTTCACCCGTTCCATATCGCTCTTTATTTTATTGATTTCTATCGTATGCTCAACACAATCAGACTGGGGTCTTTTTACTGCCATTACTCTTCATTTATTGGTACTTGTTTATTTACTATTTTTTTACTCACTTCCGACAATCCCATTGCTACTGATAGGAATAATAGCAAGGAATTAAACACGTCAATCGCATATCTATTGACTTCTCTTTGTAAAATTTTATCGGATATGGTTATGAACGTTCCCAACAAAATTACAAAAATAAATGTAACGAAAATTATTATACTTTTTCTTGAGTATTTTCCATTGGTTTTTAAAAGGTCGTTTAATAGTTTTGCTTTCATAATTACTTGTCTATTATTTCTTGTCTGCTCATTGTTTTATTTTTTTTTCGGAATACTTGTCTAAAAATTCTTGTCTGCTCGTTGTTTTATTTTTTTATGACCCTACCGTTGTTATTAATAAAAGGATTAGCTTTTTCATATTATAAATTTAAAAATACACTACCGTTCCACCTCTCGTAATAAAATCTTGAACATCGCCATCTGCTGCACCTGAATTATTCGTCTGTAAAAAACTATTTGCTCTTAAAGTTGTTCCTGCTGTCATTCCAGCAAAAACATTATTATTTAAAACACTTGAACCTAATGTAGTAGCTGAACGTATGTCTAAAATTGTAGTGGTTAATGAAAATCTAAAAAATTGACCACCTAAACTTGATAAATTAACCACGTTTTTCCAATCAATTACAGCCAATTTAGTATACCAAAAAGTTTCAAACCCATTATGCGCCACTTGCGTTAGTAATGGAAAAGATACACTTGGTAAATTGATGCAATTATAAAAACAACCGTAAGCATTTATTTTTGTAGCGGTTGGAAATGAAATACTTGTTATAGCTGAACAACCTCTAAAAATATTTTCGGGTATAACATTCAAACTTGTTAAATCAACTGATGTTAAATTTATACACCCCGAGAAAAAACTATTGTTTTGACTTATTGATATAGATGGGCTTAAAGTCATGTTTGGTGCTGAAAACGATGCCAATAAAGTCATATCTCTGCATATTGCAGTTGTATCCGTTGATAATAAACCTAACATTGGAAAATTCAAAGCAGTTATTTTTGAACAACCATCAAAACATACATTACCAATTGTCGTTGTGTTTAAAAAAGAATTGTTTAATGTGATTAAATTTGAACAAAACCTAAACACCAAAGTACTAACGGTTACTAAATTTACAAACTTAATTTCAGCAAGATTTGTACAACTCGCAAAACTACTTGAACCTAAAGAAGTAACTAATCCATCATTATCTTTATAATAAGTGATTGCCGTATTAGCATTAAAAGCATTTAAGGGAATCCCATAACTTCCTGTAATTAAACATTTAATATCACTCCCTACAATAGAAAAATTTGAAATATTACCTACTGAAATACCTAATTTAGTAGCCAAACTTGATGCTGTTCCTATTGTAGCAGAAACACCACCTATGTAGGTGTTGTAAGTGATGGGCAAAGCCTTATTCATAAATCCTAAAGCTCGTTTCATTTGTTTAACAATGTTTGAATTGTGGCTTCTAAATCATCAACTTTCCATCTTAATATTTCAATTTCTGTAGGCTCAATTATTGTTTCTGCAATAACCTCTTTTTCTACTATTTCATAAGTAAACCAATCGTTTGCTACATCAAAATAGATATTCCCTTTTTGTTTATTCACGTCTAAAAATGGCTCTACAACTTGTCGAAACCCATCTTTATAAATTGTTTCTGCGTCTGAATAGTTATACCCAATAGTTCGTTTCCATTCCGTGGGAATAGTATCGAATGTTTTAATTTCTCCGTTAATTGCTATTGCTATCATAATCTTAAGTTGCTAAAACTTCATTAGAATAAATTACTTTTTCACTCGCTGCTGTGCCTACTATACAAGAGATTACAAAATGATTCCACTTTGTGCCTGTGTATGCTCCCGAGGCTGGTGTAGCTTCCCAATACGCTGGTAACGTAATAGAGAAAGCTCCTTTTACCATTAATTCAATAACCTTCGTTGCTGTTCCTGTGGGTAGGTTAGTATCTGTGATAGTGGTTGCACCTGTTAATGTCAACTGCCATACCTCGGCTGCGTTCCAATCTACCGCATAACTTCCTGTTGTGGCTGCGTTTGTAACTCGGATTCCTTTTGGTTGCAATCCTGATAAATCTTGGTCGCCTGTGTTTGTGCCGCTTGTGTTTCCTATTACAACTTTTTCAGCATCGGTTACATAATTATCATTAACACCTAAAGCAGCAGCGTAAATACCATCAAAATAAGTTTTAAGAAAAGCCTTTACATTCGTCCAAGTTATCTTTTTAAGCAATCCGCCACTTTCTGCTGTGGCTACAAAATCTGTGTTGTTTGGAGTTGCTGCCGTTGATGCATTAATAAGCGCACCCATTGTGGCAGTGGTTTCTGGAACACTTACACTTGTAGAGCCGTCAGCCATCAGGTATTCAGTTGATAAACCACCTGATTTAATAAAAGAATTAGCCGTTAAATCCCCAGCACTAGAAAAAGTAGCTATTTTTGTCCAAATACCTCCTGAAAAATTCCATAAATCAACACCATTTGATGCGTTTAATTGGAACGTATTATTTTCTGTCCCTGCATTATTCGCAAGTCTGAAAGTGCTTCCTGCGTTTACTGTATCTGAAGATCCTTTTTTAGAAACTATTTCCCCGTTTGAATATAGAAACCCTCCAAATGAAGCCCCTCCTGTTCTTTGAAGATTTGCAGTCTTATTCCCAGATGCATCTACTAGTGTATTTTCAATATAAAAATTAGATAAACTTGCAACAACTTTTGTAACATAACCAGCAGGGCTAGTGTTATACGTCCAAGTCGAGCCGTCATTTCCTATGTATAGATTAGCTACATCATTTTTCAGTAAGTTATTATTCGTAACTGGTGGGTTGTTTAAGTCGAAAACAGTAGCTGTTGAAGGACTTACCGCATTTACATAAACTACATTGCTGTAATCTGCTGGTAAATCTGCTATTTGAGCTTGCAATTCAGATACAATTGCATCTATTTCAGACTTTGAATAAACACTTGAATAAGTGGTCCATTCAGTACCGTTCCATTGCCATAATTGAATAGGGGAATCATCGGTAACGTCCAACTCCATATAAAAGTCAGCATAGTTATATGTTGCTGGTGGAGTTACGTTTGGATTATCATATCCTGTTAACAACTGAACACCGCTATTGTTAAGATTGTTGAAATCTGTTTTTAAAGAATTAATAGCTTCTACAATTGTATCGGTATCAGAAGTTGTAAGTAGACCTAAATTTCCAATAGAACTGTTTGCAAAATCTAATATTACTTTTAAAACAGGATTTAAAACATTGGCGGTTATTTCGTTGTTTGCGTTTGCAATTATATACGTGTTTATCTGTATTACTGCATCTGAATAATTAGGAACTGGCATATCTTAGTAATTGTTAAAATCGTTAGAAAAATCATTGTTAAAATCACCGCTTGGAACAAATGTTACATCTAAAAAGAAGTTGTCAAAATCTGTGCTATCTCCTTCGTAAATAAATGGCAATTCATCTTCCAAAGCATCCGACAAAGATTTTAATTTTATAATTGCACCGCCTTCCGAGTTCATTGGGTCGAATGTATAATTATCTGTAGTCATTCCAAACTCAAAACCATAAACTTCAACCGTTCCGTCATACAATTGCAAAACCACAAAATAATCTGCATTGTCTAATTGTTTTAAAACGCATTTTACACTTTGCGAAACTCCTAAAACTAGAATCGTAACCGAGTGCGAATATTGTGGCACGCCTTGCACTACCGATTTTTCAACAACGCCAAAAATAGAACTTGAATTTTCGGAGGCGGAAAATAAAAAACCTGTTTTGCCAGTTTTTAAATTAAAAGAAACTTTATGACGGCATTCGTAAACATCGGCAATCGACACGGTGCTTGTCAAAATCAGTTTATTTAAAACATCCTCACGGTTTACCAAAATGGCTTGTTGGTAATATTTTTTTACAATATTCCCACACGATAAATCTAGCCCGGCTCTTAGTTTTTCGCAACTCATTTATTTATGTTTCTACTTTTGAATCCGTATCCTTTCGCTTTTGTGTTTCTATTATTGCTGTCGTGATTATGACAACAACAATTATTTAAGCCTTCACCGCATCTATTATAAAAATTATATGAATTATTACAAAAATAATAATAATTAAATACTTCGTGATTTTTATAAACAAACATCATTGTCCTCTCAAATGATATTTTACCCATAGTGCGATATTTATCCGCAAAGGCTTCTAATTCTTTTAATGTTTTTGGGATAGAAAACTCATTTGTTTTTGTAACGATTCCAGTGGCTGTATCATTGAATCCATTCAACACAATGTATCTGGCATACGAATAATAAGCCATTATTTTGTAGATACCTTCGAAAGGTCTTTGCTTACCTAAACAGTCTGTGTAAATCCCACCATTCAATAAGAATGATTTTTCAGTATAGTTTATTGGTACAGGAAGCGATGGATTTACAATATAGGCTTCTACTTCACTTACAATTGTTTCAATTTCCATCCAGAAGCCTAAAAACAATTCAGACAAATCAAAATTAGAGGCTTCGTTTTCAGCAACACATAATTTTGATAGGTCGCAATGTTTGGCAAGTATGCCAATGCAGTTATATTGAGATTGTGACAGGTTCATCTATTTCGATTATTGGAATTATTTTACATTCAAATCCTAAAAAAGTCAAAGTATTTTCTAATTCTGTACGCTCGTCTAAAGTTTGCTCGGTATAGAATTTCTTCATTTCTACATAAGTGTCGGCACTTGTTCCAAACAACGTATTGTCTGATTTTATTAATTGTTCAGGAATATTATTTGCGGCAGCATAGATGTTTGATTTTATAGTAGCTTTTGTTTCTGTGAAAAGTTTTTCGTCAATTTCCGCCTTAACTTGATTAATTTTAAAAATCTTGTCAATATCATCGGTTGCGCTTCCGTGATATGTGAATGCTCCGCCAACGTTTTCAGAGCCTAGCCATAGTTTAATATCCGCTTCTAGTTTTTCGATGTCTGCCTCATCAAGACCCGCTGTAAGTATGTAGGTTTTTCCTAAAAAACCCTGCCGAGTGCTTCTATTCAAATACATAGAGATTCTCGCCTCAGTATCTAAATCATTGTAAACCGCATCAAATGGAGACAAAGCATATTTAAACTCGGGCGTTAAATTCATATAGTAAACTTGACCACGATAATACGGCAACATTACCGATAAATCTACTTCTAAATCCTTTGCACCTGATAATTTGTAATCTGCTTTTATTTGTTCTAAAATTACATTCTCTTTATCTGAAAATGGATAGTAAAAAATTTCGTCTTTATTGTAATTACCTCCTATAAATGATTTTACTTTTGCAAAATCCTTAAACCAGTATTTTGTGATATTATCGTTATCATCTTCTTTTCCAATTCTAGTCTTGGTGTATTCTAAAACATCCAAAACAGGAATTAATTGCAAAGAATCGTTTAATCTTTGTCCAATATGAAAGTAAACGCCGTTTTGTCTTGAAATGTCAGTTGATGCAATTTTAACAATTTTAGAAAGATTGTAGTTTTTTTCTTCATTCACTATAACGTCATTCAAAACTCCTTTTCCCGAAATAAACTTAGCCATCATTTTAGAAGCGTTCTTCCCGGAGGGACTGTTTAAAATCG